ACCACGTTCGTATAGACCCACATCAGGTCTAAATGTATCTCTGGATGAGTATTTGCGACGGCCTGTCAAAATTCGCACTCAAAATTGGGTTCTTGGAACATCTATTGATACTAGTTTCGCACCCTGGCAACTATTCTTTTCCAATGCCGCGATAAAACGTAAAATAGATAATTATGCTTTTATACGTTGTGATTTGCATCTTAAAGTTCTGATTAATGCGTCCCCATTTTATTATGGTGCAATGTTGGTATCGTATGACCCTTTAGAGGATCTCTTTAATTCAGCTAAAATTACTCTTAACAGTTTAGTACCATTATCTCAACGACCCAATATCATAATATATCCTCAAAAGAGTTCTGGAGGAGAAATGGTTTTCCCATTTATTTATCCTAGGGAATGGTTGGATATAACATCATCTGCTGATACTTCCCAAATGGGTAGAGTTCATTTGGATACTTTTGATATACTAAGATCAGCCAATGGAAATGTTGGTACAAGTGTGGATGTCCAATTTTTTGCTTGGGCAGATAATGTGGAATTGAGTGGTTTAACTGTTGATTTAGCAGTCCAAGGGAGTAGAGATGGCCCAATCTCGAAACCGGCTAGCGCCATAGCTAGGGCAACGGGGTTATTGAATAAAATCCCTGTTGTTGGGAACTTTATGACATCAGCCTCTATGGCAGCTCAGTCTGTTTCCGATATTGCAGGATTATTTGGTTATACTAAAACGCCAATTATTGATGATGTTCAAGTTTTCAAAAATCTCCCTTTTCATGGTTTGGCGACCTCAGAAATAAGTGATGTTACAGAACGTCTGTGTATAGATTCTAAGAATCAACTCACTATAGACACTGTTAGCATAGGAGATTCTAGTAACGATGCTTTACATCTATCAAAATTTGTGAATCATAAAAGCTTTTTAACGTCTTATTCTTGGCAATCTTCAGATGCCGCGTCAACATTACTATGGAATTCTTATGTGACACCTTTTATGAGTCAAGTCTCAGTTGGTACAGGTCAAAGTGTTGTCAACGGTACTCCTATGTGGTTAGTTTCGAATTTATTTGATTATTGGCGTGGCGATATTATATTTGAGTTCCAGATTATATGTACACAGTATCATAGAGGTAGACTGCGCGTATCTTGGGATCCTGTTGGTGATATAGCAAACACAGTGGATTCCAATCCACAAGTGTACAATTATATTATTGATATTGCTGACACTGACACTATATCTTTGCGTATCCCTTACACGCAAAGAACAGCATACCAAAAGATTCCTAGTAATCTTTCATCAACGATTTACTCAACAACAGTATTAGCTAAAGACACAAGTGATACAGTCAATGGTATTCTTACTGTTCGAGTATTAAATGAATTGAGTTCACCTGTAGATACAAGTGATGTCACAGTGTTGGTGTTTGTCAGGGGCGCCGAAAATTTGGAATTCGCAGCCCCAAAGAAAATATCAGAAGACCTGTATTATTACACTGTTCAAACAGACGTGGATTTTGCTGGTTCATCATCTGTTGATCCCAATATTAACTTGGTTTATATGGGAGAGAAGGTAGAGAATTTAAGATCTTTAATGATGAGGTGCAATTTTCATAGAGCCCTTACAGTCTCTATACATCCAACACGTGAAGATTATCATGTTTCTTCTATGAATAGGAGACCATTATTTAAAGGATTTGATCCTGACGGTATTAATTCAGCTAATAATATAGTTAGTACACCTACGTCTAGTCCATATAACTTTGTTGCTAATACTCCTTACCATATGATTTCTCAGTGTTTTCTGGGTGAGAGAGGTTCATTTACTTGGAAAATGGATTTTGACGCAGTTGAACCAGCTTCTATTATGGTGTCCCGGCCAAAAGAAACACTTCAGACGACGAAGTATGCATGGACACGTACAGATTTAAATGCCACAACAACCAATCAAACTGTGGCTGTTTTTGCTAATAATGAAGAAACGAATTCTGGTGCATTGTTGATCAACCAAAGAACAAATACAGGTATTAGTGTTAATTTGCCACAATATTCTATAACTTCTTTTCTGGACACATCTCCTGTTGATAGAACAACTGGTTTAATTAATATTACTACTGATGATTCAATGCGTGTGAGTATGGTCCAGAAGGAGTCTCAAATTGCGACGACTGAAAGTGGTTTCTTTAAGTACTATTTTCAAGTAGGGCCTGATTACACACCCGTATTCTTTTTGAATGTACCTACTATGTATATCTATAACTCTGTACCATTGGGTGAATAAAGATCGCATGTCGGCAGACACTAAAATGCACTAGGGATAGTATAAATCCACCCAAAACACGATGGTCGATGTCGTGTCTTACCTCTCTAGGTAAGTTTGAGCCTTGAGCTAGTCTGAAAGACGCTATAAGTTACGTACTTATTGCTTCCC